GAAACAAAAGGCCGATTAATAATATTATCATAGCAAATGCGTATGGACCATAAAACTTACGCATTTGCCATTAACTCTAAATCATTTGGCCGTATCCTTTGGCATTTATTCGTCTAGTTCCCAAAAAATATATTTAGGCAGTATATACATGTCCGCCAAAGAAGAAATCAAAGAACCCACAAAGCTATCACTAGATGATCCATTAATACCTGCAACAAAAGAACCCACAAAACCAGAAGAGGTTACTCCCATTATGCGCGAGGAAGTTCCAGTTAAAAAATGTTGTATGACCAAGAAGGAAAACGTTCACGTTGCCGCTAAATGCTGCGCATACTCTTGGTGCATATCGTTAAACGGCATTGAGTGTTGCTGTGTAACCATGTCCAAATTATGCATTATAATGAGTGATATTGCGATTTGTTGCAATAAAGCGCTGGAAGAAATTGATTGCGATACCCATTAGATTTTGTAAAAATAATTTTTATTATTACAAAATAAATTAACAACGTTTCCTGTTGGAAAATTGATTGCTATATATATCCACTATTTGCATCAACCATCATTCAAAAATGAATACCTTTTCATACATCGTCCACAAGCTTCATTCGCTAACCGATGAACAATATCACTTTGACCTTACCAATTTAAGTATGAATAATCGTGCAGCTTATATGAAAATGGACATTGATAATGCGATTAAGCAATTCGGCACCCATTCTAGCAGTAATCTAGTTCAACATATGATATTTCACATAAAGCCTCGTAACAATGCATCCTCGATTGGTATATTAACCAAGTTTGAACATTTTAGCATGGTAAATGGATTGACTTTCATATCCGACGAAGTCAAAATATACATTATGAAATTACATATTCGCAGTCAACGACATTACACTGCATTGTGTCGGTTTGTGCATATATGTAAGATGAAGCGTGCTCCAATAATAATGAACACCGATTTGTATTTAAATGAAATACGAATTACCGATCGCAATGTGATTGTCCTGCTACAAAACAATTATCGGTATTTGTTTACAATCACAGATTTGAATAAAATCATAGAAACATCCCTGTGCAACTCGCCTTACTTTATATCCGAGCCGATACCCATAAAAAATCCCTACAACAAAATGCCGTTTTCAAAATCGGACCTGTATAATATTTATTTCCAAATTAAAGATCGGCTAATGCGAACGCCCGACATCTTGTACCAATTCTTTCTCTGCAACTTCAATATTACCAAATTCAAACGAGACAATCAAGTGTTGATCCGCGAAAAATACATTCATCGGTTCATTGAGAACGAAGATAAAGAAACCCTGGTTGATTATATATATAATGCGCTGTCATTTAATACAAATATCAAGATTGACGAAGATTTCCCCGACGACGAGTTGGTGCGCATATTCAAACCCTATTTGCGATTATACCTAGAAATGAACTATTCGATTGACAGCAGCGTTAGACATCGTTCAAAATGCGTACTAATTCACAAGCTGCATATATTTCATATGCACAACCCCCAATTTGGGCGACGATTGTATAAAATAAAGAATAGGCGGGTCGTCGGGGAGCCAACGTTTAATTGTGATCACATTGAATTTAAACGTCCTCGTGACGATGCTGCGTCTTTCCTAACCTCGCATGCCGCACTCCGTTCAGAAAATGACGACTACCATACACAAAATTCACATACGCATTTTGTAAACGAAGATGATGATGAAGAAGAAGCAGAATTCGATGACGATACATTAGTAGAAGAAAATGCTGCCGAACTGACCCCGTCTGATATCGACCAACTCGAACAAGCAGACGAAAACGACGACGCCGATGCCGAGCAGAATGCAGAGGAAAACAGCGACGACGAGTTTAATTTACTTGCTCGAAATGTATATAGCGACGTGAGAACACGGCACGAGCAGTTTGCACTACCAATAATAGACAATGAATCATTTGATCTTGATTCGGAGTTTGAAGAAGAAAACGAGGATATGTATGACCCATAAATAATTCGTTCGGTTATTGTAGCACTTATTTCATTTATTTACCATTTATTCTTTTTTACATTAATTGCTGGACCACTACGTTTTTTGCCCTTGCTTGGGTCATACGCCTCCTCTTCATCGTCCGAGCCCATGCCCTTTGATATGTCCCAAAACTCCTTTGACCCTAGTCTAAAATCGGGATGTTTCTCCGCTTTATACCAAAAAATCTGGTCATTCAATTTGTTGGACTTGGCGTTGTTATTAATCACCAGACATTCATAGTTCTCCGTCGTCTGGTCCATCACCCCACAAAACGCTTCTAATGTCGGAAACATACTCGCGTAGTTCTCCCAAATACGCTTTCTGTTGGTAAGATACGGTTCTCTTAATATAAATACATAATCAATATTTGTTCTCAGATTGGGAGGGATACCCAATGGATATTGCATTGTAATAATCAACATAATCTTCCAGTGACGACCATTCATAAATAGCAAACGCATCATTTTATCGCGTGTCCAAGATTGGTCATATAAACAATCATCCAATATAACAAACGCACGTGGATCAATCGTCGACTTGCGATACTGTTCAATCTCCTTATTCACTTGTTTTAACACCGTTTTCTGACGTCGCAGCACGTTCTCAATTAACACTGTATTATATTCTTCGTGAATAAACAACTTTGGGACGTGAGCTGCATAGAACCCGTTACCTGCTTCTGTTCCTGATATGACAGTTCCAATCGGTATATCCTGATGATAAAATAATAAATCTCTTACCAAAAATGACTTACCTGTATCACGACGCCCAATCATAACAATCACTGGACCCTTGTTCTCGTCGGGCTTAAATGTAATATCACGCATATTAAACCTTTTTAATTCTAGTGTCATTCGGTGTATAGATACTATTGATAAATTCTTGCTTATGCCTAAACGCAGCTNNACNCACTATTTGTAATGAGTTTAGATATGTGTTTTATAATATATAAAACCAATATACCATTTAGTTATAAATGTCAGTTTTGCCCATATTTTCTATCCAGTTATGTAATCACAATAACTTAGATAGGGATAGTTTAGAAAAATCTTATCACAGTAGTCCCGATGACATTACATATGATTACAATCCTTTCAGGATTAAGGGGTTCCAATCTTATAATCCAATGTATGACCGTTTTCTGCCAGTAACCGAAACAAATTACAATTCAATCCAATTAAACCATAGATATCATTTTATAAACACTGTTACTGTCAAGGATCGTCTTGATGACACTATGCACCAAAAAAACGTATTCATTAAATATTCTCCGCTGCTTGATCCCATTCGGTATATGGTTGGTAAATATGCAGCTGAAGGAGACGTCGTACGCCAGTTACCGCAATTTAATGTTAGTGGGTTTCCAAAACTGGATAATCATAATAACGTAGCATACACCGATTGTTTTTTCTCTTACCTTACGAGCAGAACGTTACACGAATATGGGTTCGTGAATGGCATAGACTTTTATGGTAGTTTTCTCGGAGTTCAGGATAAATATAGGATGAATGTTGCGGACGACATTGAATATCTGAATACCTCGCCGTTCTTTAATGAAAACGTAAACAAGCTATTTAACATATGCAATCACGATGCTACATCGTATTATGCAGATAGTTCGCGATCAAATCGGGTCAAGTTGCGAATATCCAGTGCGAATGCTCATAATATTAGCGCCATTTCGTTGACGGATATAATGACAGCGGATGAACCCACTAGCGAATTGATTGAAACTGAAACTGTATATGAGAACCACGGCAAAACGGAAACTTCGAATAAATCGTCCAGCAATAGTTCTTCTAGTTCGGACAACAGCGATTATAATGATAGTTCTGACAGCGACGGCGATTGTGGCGACGATGATGATGACGATGATAGTGGCGCGTGGGAAACCGACGAAGACAGTGACGGCGACGGTGATGATATTGGTGACGACGACAGCACTGATTCAGACGAGGTGCAGCACGGTTACATCCATAACTTCCCAGTGCAACTAATCTGTTTAGAGAAGTGCATTGGAACAATTGACGAATTACTTATAAAGCGCAAACTGGACGAGAACAAGGCAGCGGCGGCATTGTTTCAAGTGATAATGACTTTGATTGCTTATCAAAAGATGTTTAATTTCACACATAACGATTTGCATACCAATAATATTATGTATACTGAAACCGACGAACCATTTTTATATTACAAGTACGAGAACATCACATACAAGGTGCCAACTTACGGAAGAATATTCAAATTAATAGACTTTGGTCGTAGCATTTATAAATTTGGTGGGAATACAATATGCAGCGATAGTTTTGCGCCTGGCGGAGATGCCGCAACCCAATACAATTGTGAACCATTTTTTGACAATACCAAACCAATAATTGAACCGAATTATAGCTTTGATTTATGTCGGTTGGGCTGTTCCATCTATGATTTTATTATTCCCGACGATGAAGATTATTCTACGTATGATGAACTGCAAAAAACAATACATCGTTGGTGTTTAGATGATAGGGGTAAAAATGTATTATATAAGAGAAACGGAGATGAACGTTATCCCAATTTCAAATTATATAAGATGGCGGCGAGAACCGTGCACGAACACACACCGCAGGCACAGCTAAAATACTCATATTTTAAACAGTTTAAGTCTTCGGACAAGAAGGCGGCAGTCAAATGTATGGATATTGACCAATTGCCTTGTTGTGTTTAATATGCCCTGCTGTGTTTAATTGGACTTGCTGTGTTTAGAAGGATTAATTATCTACTATCTATATTAAATAGTAGATGATTGAGAACGTGGAGGCAACAACTCCGCCAGAACAGTGGTATTGTTACATTCTACGGAATAAACAGCCTCAATATAGTCATTTAACATACAACGGCTCTACGAATAACCCATATCGTCGTCTCCGACAACACAACGAAGAGATTTCGGGGGGTGCAGTTTATACGCACGGACGTGGGGGAGGATGGGAAATATATGCTTTATTGACTGGATTTCCTGACCACCGAAACGCGCTTTCGTGCGAATGGAGAATAAAACATACCAATGGTAAACCTGGCAAACGACCCACGCAACATCTGGGCGTAAATGGACGGATTGTCGGACTAAATGATGTGTTGAAATTAGACAAATGGACGAGCAAGTGTCTAGCGAACAATTCAGGAATGAAATTAACGCTGTATCTTGCACAAGATATTGCCAGACATATTGACATGCATACGCTGCCAAGTAATATTGAGGTAGTTATCGGAATTCCTGAATTCACAAAATAAAGTGTCATTCGTCGTTGAAAATGACGCTTTATGATAATACAATCTAGAACCCAGGCTCGCCAGTAAATACCTCGGTCGCTGAAGGATTGAGAACTGCGTTGTCAGTAACAATATTAAAGAAATCTGTCATTGACCCATTTGATGCATTAAATGCAAAAATCCCTGCTACGCCTGAAATAAAGACAACCACTGCGTCACGAATAATCGTCTTTAATGGTTTCCATTCCTTTGAAATGTATTTCATCTCAATTATCTTCATTGAACAAAACAGAAAGGTAATTAGGGTCGCCAATATAAACAACTTTTCCATTATTATGAAATATATAATTCCCCAATGATTATATATTACTTATTTTTACGCACATTCCTAAATATGTACGTTTCTAAAACAATTCTTCCACGTCGTTCAGTACAAATGCGTCGGCAACTGGTTTAATTGCTTGCTCATTGTCCAATACAGATATGCCGCTGAGTGAAATAGGATCGGTGTGTATTTGTATGCGGTCTTCTTCATCAGACGACTCGTATTCGTCTAACTTGCGCTGAATTGCGCGTGACGTACTAATCTCCTCCAATCGCTCAATCGTCTTCGGTGCGTCTATTTTCGTTACATTATTTCTATCGTCTAATACATCGTCCAAGTTGTTAAATGACAGTTTCGTTACAACCGCTTCATTATTAATATTCTGAATTGCGGGAACGACGGCGGGGATATCTTCTTCGTTTGCAATGGCACTGTCAGCGGGCTTGGTCTGATTTGGTTTGTCGGCGACTGGTTCAGGTTCCTCGTCTTCAATCTTTTCAATAATCACCTCTTCCTCTTGTTCCACGCTTTCGTCCATGTATGCTCGGATAATCGCCTCGGTCGGAATGCTTTCACGTATCGCAATTAAGATGCATTCTTGAATAATGTTCTCAATCTCACGCGTATTCTTCTGGTATTGCAGAGGAGTCACGTTTTTATCAAACAAATAGACATTTGAATATGTCTTGCGGGCGACGTGAATGTACACCTTGTGAATAAAACTATCTAGTTTGGGAATGGAAATATCAATCTTCTTTTGTTTGTTGCCCACGCGAATGCACGTCAAGACCTTCAATTGGATAATATGCACACACGTAATCAAATC